GTTGGTGATGCGGGGATCGAGGATCGCGGGGCTCAGTAGACGGCCTCGGCAGGAGTAGGTGGTGGAGTCGACTCCGCTTTCGGGCTTCCAGCTGGGGGCTTGGAGGGTGAAGGCGGCGAGGTACTCCAGGGTCTCGGTGGTCTGGATGGCGTTGCCGGTGGCGGGATCCGTCGTGGCAAACCCCGTGCCAACTTCGAAGGCCAGCTGGGCGTTACCCCAGGGGGCGTAGTTGGCGAGGGTGGATGCCGGGATGGCCATGGCTCACCAGGCGAAACCGCTGAGGGGAAGGCTGTTTTGGAGCCTTTGGTACTCCTGGCCGTAGAGGGTCGACTCGATCAGGCTCCCGCTGGGGGAGCCGGATGCAGTGCCGACTTGGAGGCCGATTTGGATGGTGCGTGAAGCCAAGAGGTGGGCGGCCAGGTAGCTGACGGCCTCGGTGTGGGTGGTGCCCCAGGTGGTCGCAGGAGTGGTGCGACCGGCCTCGGCCAACGCGCCTTCGATCACCGAGAGCGATTGCTCGCCGAACTCGGGGAAGCGGAGGAGAAATGCGTTGGCGGAGGGGACAGCCATTAGCCGTTGCCTTCAGTGATGGCGCTGATGCGCTTGGCAATCGCGTTCTTCACCCGGATGCGGGACTCTTTGGCGTCCCACCGACGGAGCTGCTCCAGGTCGAAGCTGTCCTCAATCAGGCTCATGGCCTGGGTGATGGGCATGTCGGCGATGGAGTCGCTGGCTTCGCGTGGAGCAGCTTTGGTTTCCGTCGGCTCCTCGGTCTCGATGCGCAGGGCGCCGAGGGAGAGGAGGTTTTTGACCACGTCGTAGTCCTTGATCTGGTTCCAGATGTGCTCGGGGAAGTCACGGGTGACGCCTGAGTTGACCTGGATGTGATCGGAGAGACCGCCGCCACCGACGAACGAGAAGCCGATGGAACACTCCTTGTCCATCGGGGGATTTTCGAGCTCGGGGCGGTAAACGATGATCATGACTGGGTGAAGATGATGTGCCATCCCATTCTGTCTGGGATGGAAAAGGCGCAAAGATTACGCCTTTTCAAGCACCATGGCGCTCTTGGGGTAGTAGAGCGCGAGGCCACCGATTCGGGCGTGGGCAGCCACGCTGAACTCGAGGGCTTGGCGGAGGGGAGGCAGGAACTCCAGGGGCTGGGGGATGTGCAGCTGCAGCTTGTCGGGGCTGCGGTCGTACACCACCACGCGGTCCTTGGAGAGGGCGCCGCTGGACTTGCTGGCTTCCAGCTCGTTGATCGGCTCGATGGAGCTGATCATCGGGTTGGTGCGCAGGAAGAACTCCATCACCGTGGTGTCCGAGGTGGTCGAACGGGGGGTGGTGGAGATGATGCGGTACACGTTGTAGGGCACCAGCATCGTGTTGGGCATCTCCTTCATGTTGGAGTTCTGCACGAGGCGGGTGGGCGCTTCGTTCAGGAGCTCCAGCATTTCGTCGGTGGTCACGCCAGCCGTGTCGAACCACTTGTTCGGCACGGTCTTGTCGACCTGATCGTTGTTGAAGAAGCCCTTCATGCCGGAGGCGGAGTCGCCGAAGTAGGCGATCTCTTGCACCTTCTCCTCGTAGGCGCGGCGCACGGCGTTGGCACGGCGCTGCTCCAGGTTCATGCCGGGCACCATGGCGGCGGCACGGGTTTCCTGGATGGTGTAGGCGAAGGAGCCACCGATGCTGCGAACCGGCAGGGTGACTTCCTTGCGGAGCACGTCAGCGCGGGGCAGATCTTGGGCTTTGTCACCAATCACCTTCATCGAGCCTTGCTTGTCGAAGACGCGATAGGTGAAGGAGTCAGCACCGTTCCCGACCTCGGAGGAGAGGGGGATCAGCTGGCTGTACTTGATGTCGGCGTACTCGACCTCGAAGGTGCGAGCAAGGATGGTTTCCAGCTCGCGAGCGAGGAAAACGCCGACCTCGTCGTTACGGATTTCAGTGGTCATGGCAGGAAGCTCCGTGATCAAGCGTCGGCGGAGTAGGTCATGCCGGGGATGTCAATCTCCAGCAGGACCAGGCCGGCAGCCGAGGTTTCAGACAGCCAGCGAGCACCTGCGGTGATCTCGACGGTCTTGTTGGCAACGGCGGTTTTGGTGAAGCGACCCAGGAAGGCGCCGGCGACGGTGCCGCTGTGGTCAGCTTTGAAGAAACGCACGGCATCACCGAGGGCGATGGCGGCGGTGGAGTACACCCACACAACACCTTTGGAGACCACGTTTACGGTCTCTTTGTCGGGGTAGCCGTAGCGGCCGTCGCTGTACACCGGGGTGGGTACCGGGGTGTAGCTGGAGCCGAGGCTGGCGCCCTCGAGGACCTGAGAGCTGACGGCCATGCCCTGGATCAGGGTGGTGCCGGTCGCGATCTCAACGGCCAGGGGGTCGTTGCTGGTGGGGGTGTTGTCGGTGGCAACCAGAACGCCGTAGGGGAGGGCGGCGCCGGATTGGTTGCGGTAGCTGCGGCAGACGTAAGCCTGCAGGTCAGCCAGCATGCCCTCGTGACCCTTGATCAGGGAGAGGGGGTAGCTGCCTTGAGCCCCGGAGGGGTTCGCGACAGTGGTGGCGGTGAAAGTAACGGCCATGGAAGGTGCTCCTTACTTGGTGGCGGTGAGGGGACGCTTCCAGGCATCCGCCATCCGCGAGCGGTAGGTGTCTACCGGGGAGGCGGTGCCACGGCCGGCGCCTTTCAGGGCGTCCCGGAGGGAAGCGGTGCTGTCGGCGCGGTCTTCCTTGGTTTCGGGCTCGTCGCCTTCAGCCTCGGGAGCTTCTTCGCCGGCTTCTGCCTCTTCACCCTCGCCTTCTTCGCCGTCCTCGTCGGAGCGGGCGGCAAGGATGCCGTCCACCACGCCTTGGATGTAGGCGGGTTCAGCGTCCTCACGCGGCGCGTTGCCGGTGAGGTTCTCGAAGGCTTGGGTGTAGAGGCTGGCGTCGTCGATGCCGTCGAACTTGAAGTCCTCGGCGAAGGCGGGGGCCAGCTTTTGCAGGGTCGACAGACGAGCGGCGACGAGTTGGTCGAGCTCGGCGGTGTCGATGCGGGGAGAGCCGCTCTCCAGCTCAGCCATGCGCTCTTCGAGAGCGTCGGCCCGGCCTTCGGCGGCTTCTTTTTCGTAGGCGATGGAGTCGAGGTCGCCCTGGAGCGAGTCGAGCTTGGAGTTCAGCTCGTCGCGCTCGGCAGTAACAGCTTTGAGTTGGCGCTCCATGTCCCGTGCGAAGGACTGGACCGCCGTTGCTGCTTCTGCGGGCAGATCGATCTCCAGGCCGTCAAGTTTGACGGTGGCCATAACGGGAGATTCATGTGTACAGGGCTGGAGCGCCGACCCGGGAATTCGGGCCAGATCTGAGTCGAAGGCCACGGCGTCAGCCGCATCCATGCGATCCAGAAGGAGACGTACCTCCGGGCCAGCCCGGCCGCGGGGGACGATGGCGATGTGGTTCACCCGGATGTTGCGCTGGATGCCGGCGTACTCCTCGCCCTCGGGGGTGAGACCGGGGGTGGGGTCGAAATCGACCTTGTAGCCAGCAGACACCTCGGTGGCGTCTTTGCGCTTGATCTTTTCGATGGCGTCCTGGTCGGTGACGACGAGGGCGACCTCCACGAAACCGTCGTTGTACCGGACTTGGCTACCGGAGTAGCCGATTTGGTACTGCTTGGTGTTCGCGGCGTCGAGAAGAACGGGCGGGTGACCCCACGTTGCGGGTTTCATGCCGAACGTGGAGAGCGAGTCAGGGCTGCTCACCTCCTCAGGGGGGCGATATTCCCGGACTTGGGATCCATCTGCACGCCGATAGAGCTGCGTGCCCGTGCGCGCTGCACGACACCAAACGCGGAGGTAACCCTCCTCGGTGGTTTCGCTTCCCGTAATGGGTGCGAAGTCGTAGCGAGAAACAGATGTTTCCATGGGACCACATTACGGGTCCTGTTTGTAATGAGTAGCCTTAAACGGTGAGCGAGTAGATCTCTGTGGCCATCCACAGGCAGTTGGCGATGTGTCGTCGCATTAAAGGCTTAAGGGTGCATGCTGGACTGACACAGATGCAGGCTGCAGAAGCGCTTTGTGTCAGTCAAGCTGCCTATAGCCGCTTGGAAAAGGGAGAAGTTGAGATCTCACTTACAAAGCTGTTCGTTTTAAGCGAGCTTTATGGCATTTCGCTCCACAAATTGATCGAGGGGATCTAGGCGTTGTAGACCTCGGTGTGCCAAACGATGGCGCCCTCGGAGAGGAGGCGTTGGCGGATGTCAGCGGCCTCGTGGACGGGGCAGAGCAGGGTTTGGGCCCCGGCGAGGTTCCAGAACCAGATGCGGGTGTAGGCGTGCTCGGGTGGTCGGGCCGGTTTCACGTCGCTGTCCTGCACACGAGCTCGGGGAACTGAGCTCATTGTGTGGAGGTCAGCCCAGCGGTGTTCCGAATGGGCGTTGGCGGGCGGGATCGATGTAGGTCGTGGCGTACTGGTGGATGTAGTTGTCGCGCCGATCAGGGAAGCGAGGCTTGCGGTAGCCGGGCTCGTGTTTGCGGCGGAGCGCTTCAAGGGTCAGGTTGTGCCGGCGGATGCCACCGGGGATGCCGGTGTTCTTGAGAGCTTTCTTGGCCTCGTTGAACGCCTTGGGGGTCAGGCGCATCGAGGGGTCGGGGGCGGTGGCTTTGTGGACGGCCTCGGTGACGGCGCGTTGCGCTGTGCGGCGAAGTGCAGCGGGGCTACCAAGGATCGCCTTGCGACTGCCCTTGAAGGTCAAGGCTGCAACGGCACCGGCGGTCAGGCCAGCGGCGATGGCTTTACCGGTGGGGAAGGCGCCGCGTTTGTGGCAGGTCTTGCCTCGGGCGATGTGGCCCTGGCCGCAGGCTTGGCCATCGGCATCGCGGCGGCTGGTCTTGCCGGAGCACTTCCACTTCGCCCGGGACAAGCAGAGCGGGGTGTTCTTCTCAGCGCCGGAGCAGTCGTAGCCCTCGGATTTCATGTCACCGAAGCTGCGGGCGCAGTAGCGGTCGCCTTTGTCAGTGCCAGGAGCGATGCGGTAGCCCTTGGCGCCATAGCGGACCTTGTTCTTGCGGCCGGTCTCGGGGTTGGTGACGACCTTGGTGTACTTCTTGTCGTCCTCGGTGTCCTTCTGAGCGCGGGGCTTGGCTACGCCCGAGGAGGCGGGAACGCAGTTGGGCACCTCACGCTTGCCCTTGCGCTTCATCCCGACCTGGACGTAGCCCTTCCAGCAGGCGTCGATGCGGACGGTGGCCGGAGTCAGGGCCATGGCTCAGATGGCGAGTTGGTCGAGCTCGGGGGAGAAGCCGGCGGCGTAGACCGAGTCGCGGCGGCCGGGGCGGTTGTACATCCGCTCGAACTGTGATTTGGCTGTGCGATAGGTGACGTTGCTCTTGGCAGCGGCGGCGCGACCTACCAAATTTGAGACTCCCCGTTTAAGTCCTGCGGTCGATGGTTTAGGGACGCTGAGTCCTTTGGTGTAGCCACCCCCAAGCAGATGACCGGCTCCTATAGCTGTTGCTCCAGCTCCGATTGTCTTCAGTCCTTCTTGTTGAAGCACCTTGTTTTTGGTTCGTGCTCCTTTTGCCGCAATACCCGCACCGGCTAAAGACGCAAATGCACCTTCGCGTTGCAGGGCTTTAGAGGCCCCGGCAAAGTTCCCACGCAGTGCATTGACTGCCACTTGTCCGTAGCTGAATGCAGTGCCAGCACCGCCGGCGATGATTGCTGCATTCTCAAGCGCGCCACGGACGCGGCCACCTTTACCTTGAGGTGCTTGAGCTTTCTGCGCCGTGCCCTTGGTGCATTTTTCGCCCTCGGAGATCGAGCCGGCACCGCACTTGAGGTCCAGGCGCTCAGCGGCGTCGAGCCGAGAACGGATGTAGGCGCGGGAGCGGTGCTGGATGCCAAGATCGCAGGCCGCGAGGTACTCCTGCGGGCTCAGGGCATCGTTGCAGTCCATCTTTTTGGCGTAGCTGCCGTCCTTCATGGACTTGCCGCAGCTGCCGTCGCAGGAGGCTTTGCCCTTACGGCCCTTGCCCATGCATCCGCACTCGGCATCCATCGGGGCTTTGGTGTTCTTCGCGCCTTTGGCACTGCGCTTGCGGGAGTGAGGCTTGGCGCCGTCCATCTCTTCGGTGCCCATCTCCTCTTCCTCTTCGCCCTCGGGGTTGATTTCGATCTCGATGGAGGGCTTGCTCTTGTCGGCGCGGCCTTCGCGCAGACCCTTTTCGTAGGCGGCGGACTTCTTGGTGGCAGGCATAGCGAGCAGGGCGCGTCCGCCCAGGCTGTATAAGCCAGGCTATGGAGGGCCGTTAGAGCGGAACCGGCGCGATCTGCTCGAAGACGGCGGCCTTGTTCAGGGCAACAGGCTCGATGCGCGTTGCTTCCAAAGCACGGGCTACATCGCGCTGATGCGATTTCTGCATAGCTGCGTAGTCCGGGTCGAGGCTGTCGGCCTCGTTTGTCCAAGGGGCGAGGTAACAGCGGCAGCGCGGGTGCAGGGGGACGCGGATCTCTGGGCGGCGATAGATCTGGCCCGCTCTCGGGGCGCAATAGGCGCAGCTGCGGTCATCCGCCGTGGCGTAGTACATCACCAGATCGATGCCCTGGGCGGCGTAGTACGTGTTGGAGGCGTCGTTGTAGGCCCGCAGGCTTTCGGTGCGGACGATGACGTCGGCGCGGGATTTCACAACGCCGAGGCGAGAGCGCATGTCGTGGACGATGGCGTCGGTAGCGCGGCCTTCGACGATGCCCTGGGTGACGATCTCGGCAGCGCTGCTGGCGAAGGTCTCACCGTGTTTGCGTAGGAAGCCCCGGGCCTGGGCGGCGGAGGCGAAGGCGGCTTCGATGGGGATGGTTGCGTCGACGCGGGGGCCGGTTTGCACCAGGCCGGTGAGCTCGTCGGCGACGGTCAGGCCGTAGCGGCTCGCTGTTTGGACAAGGTTGCGGAAGATCCGGTCGTAGGCGTCGACGCGGTCGGGGCGGTAGGCCGGGACCAGTTGCCGGAACTCTTGGAGAAGGGCCAGGTTGCGCTGCGTGGGGTCAGCGGCTCCGGTACGCATGTGGATGCAAGCGCGGCGGACGAGGTTGTTGAAGCTGGTGTCGAGGACGCGGTTGAGCAGGCGCAGCGTGCCGTCCTCGGCTGTGCGCAGGGCCTGGTTGTAGCGCTCAACGACGTCCACGATTGCGCCCTGCGCTGCTGCCCCGAGCACGACGAATGCCGGTGAAGCCGAACTCGGTGCGGAGCACCTCGAACGCTTCGGCAGGACCGATGCGGCGTCCAGTCAACTCAGTGGCCGCCTGAGTTGCGAGGCGGTCGGTTACGGAGTAGGTGCTGCCCCGCGTGCCGACAACACGGGTGGCGTAGAAAGCGCTGCTGATCAGTTCGCTATGCCCCTCGCCAGCGATGCGGGCGCCGAGGCCCAGTTGATTGGAGAGGTAGCGTCCACGAACGGTATCGGCAGTTTTGATCAGCTCACTAAGCCCAGCAGCTCGCTGCTCTTTGGTGATGGTGGGAGCACCAGCACTGTTGGAGAAAATACTTCCAAGCTCCTTGTAATAGGAGTCAAAGCCTTTGACGGTGGCGCTGTAGAGCCGATCAGTGGTGCCCTTGGGCGTACTTTTCATGACGGCGCTCAGGTGTTTCTGCACGTCCTCGGTCATTTGAGTGCCATAGCCACCTGCCCGAGCCAGGCGCGTTGTGAAATCAGTGATTTCGTCATCGGTCAGGGCCTTTTTACCAATCCCGAAGCCCTGTTGTTTGGCCAGAGCGGTCAGGCTCTGCTTCTCCTCGGTGAAGTAATTCGTTAGCGCCCTTTTGATCGAGGACGTGTCCTTGGCATCGGCAGTCGAAAAACTGAACTGACGCTGGAGAAAGCTCTGAGCTGAGGCTTCAGCGAAGACGTTTTCCTTGTTCCGGCCGACATTGGCATTCCAGAAAGCAGCGCGATGTCGTGCTGCCCACTCAGCGTGGTTATTGGAAGGGCTGTTGTTGACGGTGTTGAGCGCGCTCGAAAGGGCGCTGTGGGCATTGCGGTGCGTTGAGGTCAGGGGTGTATCCGCCAGCCCTGCGGGGTTGAGATCTCGAAGCCGCTCGACCTGAGAAGTCGGTCCCCAGTTGGTGGAACGCGCAATCTGGAAGGCGTTTTGATCGCGGAAACCCGAGGCCGCAGCTTGAACTGCTTGGCGGCGAGGACCGAGGATGGGAACGGCGCCCAAAACGCGCTCGACGCCATCGTCAATGGCGGTTTTGACGTTTCGGCCAAACGTGGTGCGCAGGAACGTGGGGTTGTTGATGCCTTTTCGGAAGGCGTAGCCAAGGCTTGCGACACCGAGCACAGCGCCAATCGCAGCACCATGCTTTTCCAGGTTTTGGCGCAACTGTTTTTTCTGCTCCAGATTGTTGCCGGGCACGAGCTTTACGACACCGCGCTCGATGGCGCCACGGCCTCGCTGAACTCGGGCTGGATTGCCCTGCAACACACCACGACGAACTTCGGTCAGGCCGCGTTGGACAGAGGCGGCACCCTTCAGAGGGTCAAAGCTGTGAACACGGAGTTCTGAATTGGTGCCCTGCCCTTTGAGACGGCAATCCCAGTTCGGAGGGATGCAGCGCCCACCACATTTGACATTGGGAGGCAAGCACTGAACATTGCGGCGATTGGTTTTGCCAGTGCCAGTCGCTGCAAACCCTCGCAGGTCGTTGCGCTGCTGCGCTGCCAGGTAAGCCGCGGTGCGGATGGTGGATTGCTCTTGGCTGTCCATCAGTACGCCTCCCAACCGGCACGAAGTGCTTCGAGTTCGCCCTCGGGGACAGGGGAGAGCCCTGCCACAGTCTGCCGAGGGAAGAAAGTCGCCACGGCGCTGCGGGCGGCGCGCATTGAGGCGAAGCCGGTGGCGTAGGGCCCGTCGACGAGGGCGCCGTCGCAGGCGAAGCGGGCTCGGTAGAGCTTGTAGGCCCGGGTGCGATTGGGCCCGAAGATCATCAGCGGGGCCGAGCTGCTGGCATCGGTGCGCTGGCCATCGGGACCGACGAGGTAACCAGCGCGGATGTCACCGCTGCGGTGCGTTACGTGGATACGTAGGCCCTGGGCTTCGTAGCGGTCGAAGGCGTCGGTCTTGGCGGTTGGGCTGGGTTGCGGGGCGTCGTCCTCGGGTTCTTCGGGGTCTTCCTGTTCAGCAGCGGGCTGCTCGGGCGGGACGAGAGCGGCCTGAGCCTGCGCCTCGTAGCCCATCATCTGGCTCTGGAACTGGGCGTCCGTGGTCGCGATCAGCTGCTCGGTGACCGCCGGGTTGAGCGTCGTCTCCAGGGTGTATTCGGTACCGCCGAAACGGGCTTCGCGCACTTCCAGCGGGTTCAGCACACCGAGGTTGATGTACTGGGCGTCGACCTGGGCCATTTGCAGGCGCAGGGCGGCGTCCTCGGCTTCGGTCTGCGTGAAGACGTTGGGGAAGTGGACCGTCCAGGAACGCGGGGCACGGCCTCGGGTGGGACCTTCCTTGGAGAGGAAGATGTACTGGAAGACTTCGGTGATCGGGGTGCGGCAGTAGACCTCCTGCCACTGCTCGACCAGGGCGGCCCAGATGCGCTCCTCGAAACGGCCTTCTTTGCCCAGGCCGCCGGGGCTATCGCCCATCAGGATCGAGGCGGGCCAGCCGGTGGCGGCTTGG